ATTCTCACAAAGATGGAACTAGTGCAGTCAGATCTTAAGGAGATTAAGGCAGATTTCAAAACCGAGCTCAAGGGGCTTAAGACTGACTTCGATCAGATGAAGGAGAGACTGATTAAAGTTGAGCAGAAGGCCTCATCAGCACACAAGAGGATAGACGAACTTCATGAAGAACATTATTCGGAAGAAAACTGAATCCGGGATAGAAAGGCTTCAGAAAAAGAGAATGCTCCCAGATCTCGACAAGTATCTGATATTCTCTTTTTCTGTCCTTATCCTCTATACTTTGGCGGAGTTTATCTGTTCCACCATAACAGGGATAACTCACGACACATTAACGACATGCCTCTATGCAGCATTCGGAGGCGAGACGCTTTTATGCGCCGTAATAAAGAAATATAAACTCAAAAGGAGTGATTAAACATGAATGATTTCCTATATACCATAATACAGATCATAGTGGCAGGCTCAACACTTCTTCTCATGAGATATGTCCTGCCATACCTGAAGATTAAGCTTGCAAAGATGGTTAGCGACAACCTCTTTGATGAGATACTTAAAGCTGTCAAGTCAGTTCAGCAGGATCCGGATTTCATACTTGGAAAGGATAAGAAAGAAGAGGTCCTGGTCAGGATAACAGCCTGGGCCAATAATAACGGAATAAGGATCACACAGAAGCAGCTATCTGAACTTATTGAAACTGCAGTCTTTATTATGAAAAATAATAAAACCAAAGAGGAATAATTATGATAGAAGTATTCGGGATTGACGTAAGCCATTATCAGGGACAAATAGATTGGAAACAGGTAACAGCCGACGGCAAGAAGTTTGTCATTATGAAATGTCAGTATGAGGCTCAGAGTCATCGCAAAGACGAATACTTTGAGGCCAATTATAAAGGAGCCGGAGACAATGGCATTGCTCGAGGAGTATACATTTATATTGCCAGGGCGTCTATGGCCGATCCTGAAGCCGACGCAAAAGCTTTACTAAAGCACTTAAACGGAAGGAAGCTTGAATATGGCATATGGCTAGACCTGGAAGATAAGACAGTGGAAGCAAAAGGGAAAGCATATATCAGAGAGCTTGCTTATAAGTATTCTGATATTTTCATTAGTGCCGGCTATTACGTTGGCATCTACTGCAATCGTGATTGGTACATTCGCCTCATCCATGACGACCTAAAAAGAGACTTTGACTTTTGGATAGCACGCTATCCCAGGAATGACACAGGAGTCTATAATAAGACATCAAGCCTGAAGCCATCAACGCAGATCGCAGTTGCATGGCAGTATTCTTCAAAGGGGGATGTCGCCGGGATCAATGCAAAGTGTGACCTTGATGTTGACTATGACGGAGTAGTAAACCTTATTGCATCCGGTCAGACTCCCAAAGAGCAGAATCCTTATACACTCAAAAGCACATCGATGAAGGAAGGCGCGAAGGGAAGCTCTGTCAAGTGGCTACAGTGGGAATTGAACCAAAACGGAGCAAATCTTAAGATTGACGGAGTATTCGGACCGAAGACAAAGCTTGCAGTCCTTCTCTATCAGAAGGATCACGGCCTTCTTCAGGATGGCATTGTAGGGAAAAAGACAATTGAATCATTAAAGAGTTAATACTGAGCCATGGATATGCGACTATGTCCATGGCTCTTTTTTAATTGGAGCAAAATGTAACCAAAATGTAACCGACAGGCCTTACAAATCCCGTAAATAGGACAATGACCTGCTGGCTACGGACCAGAATGTCGTGGGTTCGAATCCTGTCACGCACACTCTCATAAAATAAGCGGAAAGTCTGAAAAATACAGGCTTTCCGCTATTTTTGTTGTATGTCAAAGTATGCCAAAGTACGCCAAAGTAAATGTAACTTTTTGTAACTTTAGGGGTCCATTTTGACATCAATGTAACCAAAATGTAACCCGAAAATGTCATACGCTCAGAGCTTCTTCAATGGTTCCTTTTACGTCTTCCTTCTCCTCTACAATGTGGCTGTAAACATCCAGGACCATCTTTTCAGTATCGCCAAGGAGCTGAGCAATTTTCTTAGTGCTTATTTGTGGAACTTTGTAGCACAGCTCCGTGCAGTAGTTGTGTCTGAAGATATGAGGCGTGAGTCCCTGGATCGGCTTCTCGCCCTTAAACTTCTTTGCATTCGGATTATAACCTGTAGCTATGTTCATGGCAGTTATGATCGAGTCCCACATTCTTCTAAAAGCCGTCTCGGTCATCATCTCGTTATCTCGGCCGTGGAATAGATAAGGCTTATCGCATGACTCCACATAGGCCCGGATCCGGGGGAGAAGCTTCTCAGGAATCGGAATTGTTCTCACGCCTCTCTCGGATTTAGGATAAGGCTTAAGAACAGGAGTGTTGCCATTAAAGACGATAACCTTATTTATGCTCACTTCATTCCTGGAGAAATTAAAATCAAACTTCGTGAGGGCTAGAGCTTCTTGCCTTCGAAGGCCACAACCATAGAGGATTGAAATAAAAGCATCCTTCATAGGCGACAGCTTGACATTTAAAAAGGCTTCCTTTTCAACGGATGTCAGAGGTCTTCTCTGAGGCTTGATGTACTTAGGAAGGCTTATGTCGGCTGTGATATCCTCAAGAGCTGTCCGGGGCAGCAGGTGATCTCTCACAGCGCTCTTTATAATCTGCCTAAAGGCCGTTGCTATATTCTTGCAGGTCTTCGGATGGTTCATATTATTGTTTATGACCATCTGGAAGTGAGAATGTCTTACATCAGAGATACCGATATCATAAAGACAATCGAAGTATTTTAAAGTGGTCTTATACATTCTCTGAGTATTGAGTTCCGAGACGGCCTTACTCGTCTCAAACCATTTTTGTGCATATTGAGGGAACGTCATAGCGGAGTACGCTAAAGCTCCGCCGGATTCAACCTGAGCTTTAAATTCAAGGACCTTCTTCTCCAAGTCTGCAGATGATTTTTTAGAGACGAGCTTTTTCCTGTGCTTTGCGCCGGTCTCTGTATAGGTCCCATCCCACACGAGAGTGTACCATCCCTTTATGCCTTCACTGTATTTATACTTAGCCTTGGCCATAACACAAAAACTCCTTTCTGTCATTGCCACATTATTGCTGTGAAATTGCAACGATTTCAGACCGTCTTCAGGTCTACAAGCTTCTTGAACAATAATCCTGCAGCAAGAGCATCCGAGGCGGATCTATGAGCCGAGGAATTATCCCTTATATAAAAATGTTCGCACAATGTAGTGAGCTTATTATCACGGACGGACAAATCAAGGAGCTTGGCCAGATTCAAAGTATCATAGTATTTTCTTTTAACACTAAAATAATCGCTTCCTGCATAGTCAAGGAATCCAAGATCAAAAGGAAGGTTATGGCCTACGAGATTATCGCTTCCAATGAATGAATCGAAGTCCCTGATTACTGAAGCAATGCTCGGAGCTTCTTCAACCATCTCGTCAGCTATTCCATGAATCTTATAAGCTTCATCCGGGATTGGATGACCGGGATTGATAAGAGTAGTAAATATCTCCACAGGCTCCCATTCTCTAAACCTAATAGCCGTCAGCTCCACTATTTGATTGTTTGAGCAATGCAGGCCGGTCGTCTCAGTATCTACGGCTACAAAGTCAGAGAGCTTACTGAGATTAGAGGACCTTGTAACATTGCTCATGTCAGGCCCATTTTTCTTGCAATCTGTCAGAGGCTTTCTCCTGGCAGCAGGATCCACAACAATCTCATGGGCTGGAATGGATGCAAGGAGTGTTTCGAACTTTTCCCCGGCCTCTTTCTTTTTCCTGGCATCAGCTTCTTGCTGCGCTTTGAGTCTCTTGGCAGCTTCCTCCTGAGCCCTTTTAAGCCTCTCTTCCTTTTCAATCTCCTGCTTCTTCTGCTCCCATTCTGCAGCTGCTTTCTCATCAGCTTTCTTTTTCCTGATAATAAGGCCTGCAACAACTCCGATCACAAGAGCAGCTAGGGCGAAAGGTAAAGCTTTCGCAATAATTCCAATAATTAAAATGATAATGATTAAAATAATTACTCCTGCCATAAACTACCTCCTTTTAAATACAATAATATTATCCAAGTTCCTCAGTATCTTTATTCTGTTGATACCTTTCTTGAGAAGCGAAAAATTCTGCCTGCTCTAGTAAGCGGTCTCTGCCTTCTTGGTTTAGCCTTTCATAGTACATCAACAACCTAGCCTTATTAACATCGACTGACTCAGCCCGACTAATTTCTTCTGAAAGAAGCTCGTCAGCTGTGACACCTAAGGCATGAGCTATTTTTAGAATCAAATCAATGTCAATTCTCGTGCTATCCCTCTGAACGATTGAATAGAGAGTTGATGGTGTGACATCGATCTTGGATGCCAGCTCGTTAATGTTCATTCCTTTTTCCTTGAGTAATGATGTAAGTCTATTTTTTATTCCCATTAAAAGTCCCTCCTAATAAGGAATTTAGCACACTTGCGTAAACAAGTAAATAAAAATATACGCAAGTGCATTAAAAAGTAATTGACAATATACGCAGACGAGTATATATTTATGAATATCAGTTACGCAGTTGCGTAGAGGAAGGAGGAATATCATGTACCCGAACTTAAAAGCAGAGATGGCAAGAAACAACATCTTGATTGAGAAGCTTATGGAAGTGACAGGCAAATCAAGGTCAGGAGTATCAAACAACCTGAACGGAAAAGGAGCATTCACAGTCGATGAAGCTATAAAAATCCGTAATGGCATATTCCCGTCTATGACAATCGACTACCTGTTCTCACTTAGCGATAAGCAATGAACCGTTGCGACGTCGCAACAGGAAGGAGCTTGTATGGAATATCCAGCTAAAGTTATGAGAGCTAAAGAGCTCGTAGCTATCGGATGGCCCGAGAAGTACCTGAGACAGATCTATAACACTCCTGGTCAAAAATGTGCATGGAAGATGAACAACTCTGTCAACAGTCCGATTCTATTCGACACTGATGAGCTGGAGAAATTCAGAAGGGCTCGATGTGCAAATTGAATAGAGGGGAGGAATCATGAGAAGACTCAAGGGGATATTGATAGCTGCAGGTATGCTAACGATCCTGTCAGGGATATCACTTCAAGAGACGCCGGATGAAAAAACAACCACGTTATGGGAGGAGATACCAATTGAAGAAGTACACACCTATATCAGCCAAGAAGGAAAAGCAAAGGATCTGGGACTCGATGAACCAATCCAGGAAGTCGAGACAGGCGAAGTTAAGAAAGACGCACCGGCAGCAGGGCAGGTGACAGAGTTCACTTATGAGGAAGCGCAGCTCCTTATGAGGATGGCCCAAGCCGAAGCAGGTAATCAAGGAATAGATGGAATGTGGCTCGTTATGAGCGTAGCCATTAACAGGATCAAGAGTAAAAACTTCCCGGACAACATCACTGATGTCATATATCAGAACGCCACCACGAAGAACGGGACTGTAATATATCAATTCAGTTCGGTGGCGGACGGGAGGATAGATGAGCAGGTGGTCTTATCGAGCGAAGTTCACGAAGCGCTGGCAATGATCGAATACGGAGAGATCCAAGAAAAGATCATTGCTTTCGAGATTAAGGATTCAACAGCTCTTGATGAATATTTTGAATATGTATTTACCTTCAGAGACCATCGATTCTATGTCGAGAAGGAGTGACTTAAAAAGGGATGAAAGGTGACAGAAAAAGGGATGGAAAAGACACCACAAGAGCAATTCTATGAAGTCTATGAACCACTCCGCAAGAAGCATCAGCTATTCTCTCATATCAAAGCAACGTCCCTTAAACCGGACGAAGATGTCATAGAGATATATAAAGGCTTCGGCAATGAAAGGAAGCTGCTCTATAGAGCTAAGGGAGAAATTGAAGATTGTTACAAGCAGATGGTTTTAAACCTGACGACTTTTTAGAAATGAGCAAAAGAAAAGAGAGCCAGGGAAGCTCTCAAGTTCTTGTAGTACATAACATATTTGACACAAGTTATTGTACTACATTGAACCCATAAAATCAAGAAAAAGCTAGGTTTTATCTAGTTTTTATAGCTTTATCAACATATTAAAGTTAGGGGAGAAGTTGGGGATCAATGGCATACAAAGAGAACTTATTCATCTCATCCAATTACATTGAGCATGAGATTAATTTCAAGGGAAACTATGGAGCAAAAGGGGAGAAGAGAGAGAAGAGAGAGAAGCCGACTCCCCTTCAGATCGAGAAGCAAAACCAATGGAACAGGATAAAGAGGTTAAGACGGACATTACAGCTCAACTTTTATCCGGGTGACTATTGGATAACAGTCAAGTATAAGGCCGGGACCCGAAAAGAGATCCAGGCAGTCAAGGCAGACGTCAAAAAGTTCCTGGATGGACTGAGAAAAAAATATAAGGCAAGAGGACAGCCTCTCATGTTCGTCTATAGAATCGAGATTGGCAAAAGAGGAGGCTTGCATTGTCACATGGTCATCAACAGGATTCCGGACGGAGATCTTCTCATCAGGGATTCATGGAAGGCTGCCACGAATGACGCAGGAGCAATTGATTATCAGACCATAGATGACAGCGGAGGATTCAACGGCCTTGCAGAGTATATATGCAAGAAGCCGGATGTGGAGCACCTGGGACAAATTGAGTTCACCTTCAGAGAAGAGGACCGAAAGAAGATCCTTGCAATATCAACCAGCAGGAATTTAAAGAGACCGGAACCGATCAGAAAGAAGTATAACCATTGGACCCTGCGGAGGATCCTCACAGGAGAGTCCGACATAAAGCCGACAGAAGGATTCTATATCGATCAGGACTCCATCAGAAAGGGAGTCAACAGATTCACAGGCTTATCATATCTCTACTACACAGAGGTTCGGATAAAGCAAAGGAGCAGAGATGGATAATATTGACCTTTACATTCACACGAGCATAAAAGGTGTAAATCCCTCGACAGGGAAACATATATACGTTCTTGAGTTTCAATCGGCCAAGGGACCGGTCACACTCACGGGAGGACCGAAGGACATTGACGAAGCTACGAGCTACCTTGCAGAGCTCCGGGCAATCAATGAGGCACTAAGGAGGATTAAAAAGCCCTGCAGTCTGAATGTGCATCTTCAGAACAGAATCCTTGCATCGGCCCTGCAAAATAAGTGGTTCGCTGCGTGGAGGTCGTCAGACTATAAGAACAGCAAGGGCGAGGATGTCGCCCACAAAGAAGAATGGGAGACCTTCAACGAGCTTTTGAAGGACAACACCATTAAGACAGTAGTATGTGACAGGCACTCTTATTCATCCTGGATGGAGAACGAGTGCGGAGCATGAAAGGAGAGATAACATGTTTGACAAATTCGGAGAAATGGAAAGCGCAGCCCAGATCAATGAGCTTGCGAACAATCTGAAGAGCGAGGGCGACAGGGATTCAATAAAGGTCCTCGCAGAAGAGAATGGAATTGACGAAGAAGTGGCCAACGCTTTTATTGATGGGATAATCCCATTCCTCTGCGATGATATGTCAGCTGCCATCGGCAAGCTTGAGATTGAATCAAAGGAAGTTAAGGCAGAGGAGCTTATAAGCGATTGGTGTGAATACATAAAGCAAAGATGCATGGAAGAAGAGGCTATGTCAAAAGCAGTCAGAGCCAAAGGAAAGACTTTCAACGGATGCATTGCCCACATCCTTAAGTGGTCCTTTGGCCATCAGAGACCTATCGACAAGGAGATCCTGAAGGCAGCAGGCGTCAGCGCCGGGAGGGTAACATTCGGGATTCCCGGAATGGCAACAGTCAAAAGGCTTATAACCGAGTATTACATGGGAGGCTGATATGAGAAAGAGCGAACTACTAAAGGCACTCCCTGAGAAGCTTCCTGAAGACAACACGGCCAAGATCGTCAAGATCCAAAAAGAGAAGGTCCTGATATGCATTCTACCGGATTGGCAGATCATAAACCAAGAGGGAACCGGAGTTATTCACTTCACTTGGAAGAATGGATGGGCGACATACTATCCAACGACGAAAGAATGGACGAGGCAGATGATAACAACGCTTTACTATAACGCCTACGTCTCAAAGGACGGATTCGACAGAGATGGAGTTGAGGCCGTATCAAGTTTTTGCAATTCATCAACAGGACATATTTTTAGAATCAAAGAGCTTGAGAGGCAGATCACCTTTGAGAAGCAGTGGAAAGCAGAGGACAGAAAGCAGAAGCGGATCGATGACTTTATGAAGAACGTCCCTGCTCTTCCTAAGGACTTCAGAAGATTCTGCGTCAAGAAGCTGGAGGAAGCAGGACAGGAGAAGATAAGCGTTAAGCTTTGGCAACCTTACTCATACGAGCATAAAGTCGGCAAGATCCGGCATTATGAGGAGCGATATGTTGAGAGGATTTTTACTGTCACAAACTTTCATAGAAATGGCCGAGACATTAGCGAAGCATACATCACAGAGCTATGCAGGGCTTATGTCAAGGAAGCCGGCGGAGTATGGATAAGATGGTTCTACGGCGAGAAGTTCGGGAAGAGCGGTAAATATCAGCATTTTTGGGATAAAAAAAGCGGATCCTGTGTAGGCAATCTCCCGGCAAGACATTACGTGTACGACAATTTGGATTCTTTAGGACTTCCTGAAGCCGAGAAGGACACATTAAGGATCCTGGACGGAAGATGTGATCCGTCGATCATCCTCTCAAAGCTTCGCCGAAATCCTCAGATTGAGTATATCGCAAAAAAAGGATGCCTTCGCATGGCAGCAGATCTTGTTGATCGCTACGGCGTAAAGCCCATCAAAGTCTCAGCTGCAATCTACGACAGGCTCAAAAAGTTTGACGGGGGCATGGAAGCGCGAGAGCTCTTAGAGGTAGCACCGAAGATATCAGACAAGAACTTTAAGGATTTCTGCAAAATCAAGGATACATACAAAGCATCCATGATTATAGGCCTTGCTAAAGAATACAACATCAATCACATTTATGCGCTTCTTTCAAAGACAGGGGGAATGACAATTCCGAACATCACAGAATACGAGGACTATTTAAAGATGGCCTTAAGGCTTGGCATGAACCCGAATGATGAGATTGTTTACCGGAATAAGCGCTGGCAGGAGTTTCACGCGAGATACATCGAGGAAATCCACAGACAGGAAGACGAGAAGAGAAAGCTTTCAGACAACAAGAAGTATAAGGAAATTAGCGAAGATTACGAGCTCAATACAGCTCTTTTCGCCTGGGAAGATGAGAATTATCAGATTATTGTTCCAAAGGAAGCATCGGATATCAACACAGAAGGTCGTCTCCAGCATCATTGCGTAGGCGCTCAACCTCATTACAAAGAGAGGATGTGCACAAGGAACAGCTTCATTGTATTTCTGAGAAAGAAAGAAGATATAAATAAGCCATATTACACAATCGAGTGCGATCTTTCGAAGGTTATACAGTTCTATGCAGCTTATGATAGACAACCTGACAAGGAGAAAGTCAGGAAGGTCCTGAATAAGTGGATGAAGCAAGTGAAGAAGAACGCTAAGGAACTAAGCAAAGCAGTGGGGTAATGTATGAAAAAAGTATTGGAATGGGCGTTCGGGATCCTGGCAGCAGGATTCATGTTATGGATAGCATACGTCGCCTACAAGATAGGCATGGTCAGATAAGGAGGGCCGTATGGAAGAATATCATCAGATCACATTGGACGAGTGGAGCTCCTGGGTAGAAGACATCAGGAAGAAGCTCTCCGAGACAGCTCAGAATTTCGTCTACATCGGATATCGCTTAAAGCAGATCCGGGACTCCGGCAACTTCGGAGGAGCTTCAGACGTCTTTGAGTTCGCTCAGAAAGAGTATGGAATTTCAAAGAGCGCAGTCTCAAGATTCATCGCAATCAATGAGAAGTATTCAGAGGGTGGAAACTCATTAGAGCTCAAGGAACAGTACAAAGGATTTTCAAGCTCTAAGCTTTCCGAGATGCTATCGCTCCCGGACTCTGAGTGCGAGCTCATCACAGAGGAGACGACGGTTAAGCAGATCAGAGAGCTTAAGAGCTTTGACAGGCAGCAGCCGGATAATATCGTGAGCATGTACGGAGACGAAGAAGACGAGAATAAGCCTTCTCCATTGGAGCTGTGCATTATCGACTACTTCAAGGATAAAAAGGACATGCTCAACAAAGTCATTGATCTTGAATATGTGCAACAGCACAAGGAAGCTGCAGAGGTTATGAATCCTTCAGGAAGCGCAAGCCACAGCAAAGGAATCTGTTTCATGTTCATGTATGACTACAACACAGGCATTAAGTACAGACTCCTTACAGAGCCCCAGCCTTTGGCAATGACCTGGGATAAGTTCCTTGAGACGACATATTGGATATATAGCAAGATCTACGAGGCAGGGCAGGATGATGTTTGGTCAGAATATTATAAAGCTGTTGCGACGTCGCAACAGGAAACATCGGACATTCCGATGAATAAGCCCGAAGAAAGCGAGCAGGCAGCAGGCGTTGAGAAAGAAGATAAACCTGAAGAGCCGATTATTCCCAAAGCTGAGGACGAATTTTTCCACGAGGGAACTACCGAAGAGCCCGAAAACACCGAGGAAGAGAAAGAGGAAATCGAGGCAGAGCCCGAAAATCCTAAAGCTGAAGAAGAGCGTGAGGATGAAGAGCTTCCATTCCCGGATGACGCAGAAAGAGAGACCACACATGTATCTCCCGACGATCCTCTCCCTCCTGGAGAAGAAGAGGAAGCTCCGCAGGCAGCAGCCGACAATCATGACACGGTACAGAATCAGGGAGCTTTCAAAAATGCAAAGGACGCTCTTGTAAGGCTCAATCAGGCCTTTGAAGATGGATATTATCACAGAGCAATGGACATGGCAGATGCTTTCAGTATGCATCTCGATATAGCACTGAGGAGGACAGTATGAAGAGAGAAGAAAACACGAACGAGACACCAACAACCACAGGCACATGTAAATTTTGCGGACAGTCAAGAATAATCAAGACCGTTGGGGAAGTCACCCAGCAGGAGGCCGACGAGATCGCTACAGACGAATGCGATTGCGAAGAGGCCAAGAAGCATCATAACAGAGAGTGCAAGATCAAGAAGGCGAATGAGTGGGCGAAGCTTCGCTTCGAGAACACTCCGAATGTCCTTCAGATCTTCTCAATAGCCTTTAGGGATGTCACAAATCATGACGTCGAGTCAGTGACCATCAAGGAGGGCGATTGGACTCATAAGGTATTCCTGAACAGTGACGGTTATTTGACAGTCAAATCCGGGAAGAAGGTAGACGAAGAGGTTGATTTCGCATGAGTAGAAGGTCGAGAGCGTGTGATATATCGGACAAAGTAAGAAAAGAGGTCCATGCAAGGGACGGAGGCTGTATCTTTTGTAGGCTTGGCTACATGCTGCCACCTGAGGATGAGTTCACAACTACAAGGAATACGCTTCAGATCATGCACTTTATCCCACGCTCTCAAGGTGGCCTTGGCATCCCGGAGAACTTAGCTCTTGGCTGTGTATGGCATCACAACATGCTCGACAATGGAAATCTTGGCCTGCATGAAGACATGATGACCATATTCGAGGCTTACTTGAGAGCCAGGCATGAAGGATGGGACAAGAACAAGTTGAGGTATAGCAAATGGTAAAGCGCAACAGAAAAACCGAAAGGAACAAGGAGATAGTCGCATATCGCAAAGCCGGGATTCCATATAGGCTCATCGCAGAACACTTTAAGATATCAATTATCAGAGTCCGGCAGATATGTGAAGTGTGGGAGGGACGAGAATGTTAATGGATAAAGAGACGATCATAAACCTGTACAAAGAGTCTTTTGAAAAAAGGAGATCCTGTTAAGCAGATCAAGAGCCTGGCCAAAGCGAACAACGTAAAAGCAACCTTCATCAAGAAGATATTATCGGATGCAGGACTTGAAGTGCCAGATCATATCCCGACAGGCCCCATGAAGAAAGATGCTCATGAGATAGAAGCAGCGGATCCTGTTCCCGGGGAAATTGGTTACAAGGAGCGCAAGGCAGCAGTCATCAATGAAGACTTTGAAGAGGCGGTTCAGGACATGATCGCAAAAAGTGAAAGCGAGAACAAAGCGGCCGAAGAAAGACAGCTTCCTGTTCCTGATGCTGTCAGAGAATGTCTCATGGAAGGACTTGATAGGATAGACGCCGAGATTCAGGGGCATCAGAAGGCTATCACACAGCTCGAGAATAAATACCGGACCATTGCGTCATACATAGGGAATTAAGACCTTTTGGCAGGAATTTATCACAGAATGAAAGCCATTGTCATAGACTCAGCCCCGGTCTTCCGGGGCAGGAAGGAGGAGATAAGTTGGGGAGGAAGTTCAAGGATATAAAGCATGAGATAAATAATGAGTTCGACAATCTCCTTAATGACCATCACTATAACCGTTTAGATGCTCATGTCAGCTTCTCGGCGGTCAGACCTCCATACGCATATACTTCCATATGCCCGGATCCACATTGGAGGGAGCCAGCTACTCCCGAAAGACTACTCGCAAAGCAGAGGGAGACAAGATGAAAGAAGGATTATTGATATTGTTGGGATTTCTGTTCGTCCTGAGAATGGCTCTTGATTGGATTCAATTCCGGGACGAGCTGGAGGAGATGAGGGATGAATCAGAACAGGAGACGAAGGAATAAAGAGCGGATGACTATAAGCGAGCAGCTTAAAGCCGTCTCGCTCAAGATGTGCCAGGAATATTGCAAATATCACGATAGAATTGACAAGCATTCCGGGGATGATGACGTTAACTTACAAGGGACACTCATTGAGAAGTATTGCAAGAACTGTCCACTTAGAGAGTTATAGGAGGAATTATGGCCGAGAATAGGATAGTCGGAGCCTACGCTTCGAAAAAGTTATATCTTTGCGATCCTGAGAAGAATAAGAACTGTAGGAAGACAGCCTGTCAAACAGATTGCTTCCATACAACCAAAAAGCAATATAGCAAGGATGGCCAAGCATATCACTACAATTGCAGAACAGGACAGATTGAAACCAAAGAAAGCATTATCAAGGCAGCAGCCAAGGAGGAGAAATGAAACTAGAAGGAAAATTCAAATATACACTCGAAGAGTTCAAGACACAGATTAAGGCCAGCACATTAAAGGTGGGCGACAAGCTCATCACAGAGGACATTGACGGTAAGGCCATCTTTGAGGTGGCTGAGATCAGAAAAAAATATATCTACATGGTCAGAAGATATTGCCTTCCTGACGACTACGATCAGACACATGATGATCTTATGGACTTCTTAAACAATGATTATCTCGACACGCTTCCCCAGGAGCTCAAGGATATTATGGGAAAGCGTAAAGGCAGCAGGATATTTGTCCCGTGGTTTAAAGAAGTCTTTGGCGAGCGTGAGGACTGTGGATGGGCCGATCAGAGCAAAGGAAAGCAGTGGAAGCTATTCAAGAAGGGTTATGGAAGAATAAGGCTTAATGCGAGCAAGCGAGGATGTTCAAGGTGGTATTGGTTGGCTTCGCCGCATATCAGCGACTCCACGTACTTCTGCGATGTCTCCACTTCCGGCGCTCCGAACGACAACTACGCCAGCAACTCTAGTGGCGTGCTCCCCTGCTTCAGGATCAATCGCAAGGCGATAGCCGAGCAATCAGTATAATCGACTGCTCACACTTGAGCAGTCAGAAGGAGACGTATGAATAATAGACAGAAGGCCAAGAGATTCAAAAAGCTTTACGAAAGCACACTACCCAAGGCAAAAAAGAAGACGGTATTCTCTAAAACACTTAGAGAGCTCGACGTAAAGCACATGGCATCCGGGCAGATGATAAGGTCATATCCTGAGCTGAAAGAAGAAATATTTAGGACAAAACTCCTTGAGCCACTTACGGAAAGGCTGCGAATGAATGTCGCTGAGGAATACGATGCTCCGAGAGACAGATACATATATACATTGAGCGTATGGGTGGAAGAAGCAGAAGAACCTCGGCCATGGTGGACCTATTCAAAGCCTAAGATTACATGGCCTCACGCATCATTAGACATGCCAAAATTCAGCGTAGGCAACGACAGCGAAGGCTTTTTATAACTCAAGGAACATGGAGGAGAATGAAAATGTTTTGGATTGGCTTAGTTAGCGGTTTCATTGTAGGAGGAACAATAGGATATGTGCTGGCTGCTTTGATGGTGGCCAACGCCAAAAGGGACGGGAGGCAATCATGAGCAACGGTTTTAGATGGGGCTGCATATACGGCTCATATTCAACAAACGAAGACTCAATCCTGGGATTCGAGATCGGATTCATGAACATAGAGAATCTAAACGGAGGATCAGCAGACACATTCACAATCGCCATCATGATTGCGAACTTCAACTTTGCGATAGGAATAATACTCAGAGAACATTAAGAAAAGGAGGGGAAGATGGGGAGCTTTAAAACTGTCTCAGATGTTAAGGACTTCTTCAGGGAGATCCGCAAGGAACAGTCAGAAATATATCACCTTGAGAAGATGATTCACGAGCTGGAGCTGTCACTACTCCCGAAAGGAATAGCTTATGATAGAGACAGAGTGCAGTCATCACCCAGGGACAATATGTCAGAGGTAGCTGCCAAGGCAGCAGGCTACAGCAAGGAACTTAATAAGACTCTCTCAAAGCTTATCGACAGAAAGAAGAAGGCCGAGAAGCTTCTCTCGAGGTTAGACAATCCGGATGAAAGAACAATCCTCAGGATCTACTACATGGAGACGAACAATGGATTTCTCTACAGATGGGACGATGTAGCTTATCACATGGGCTACGAGAAGAGACACATTCTAAGAATGCATGGCAATGCTCTCAACTCAATCTTAAAAAGTTGTCACTAAATGTCACTTGAGTTCATGATACTATGATATTGAGCAAAGCATGTGAAGATACAAAGCCATACAGACGTAACCTCGTAGAATGTGT